CTTTTGAGGGTAGCATCCCAAAAGCAAAAAGGTTAGCGAGAGAGTTTGCTTCTTGGACCTACTCGGAAGGCTTGCCAAAAACATTAACCAACTTCTTGAAAGGAGTTTAACAAAATGAAAGTATCAAAAGAAGCAATGGCGTGGTACAAAAAAGCCGATCAAGTATGGACAAGCGTTGGTGAGACCTCGCACGATAACGTATCGTGGAAAGAAGATCGTATTTGTTTTAAGACAGCTTCAAGAGCAGCAAAAGCAATGTGGAAATCTGAATTTCCTAAACAAAGATTTCCTTTTGAAATTAATAAGACAGCAGGCAGAAGATCTAACTGGGTTCGGAGAGGTGTGCTGTCAATCAACACTCAAAGAAACTGGGCAGCTTTAGTTCATGACTTTGGTCATTTGATGGGAATAATACATCAACGTAGAAACAAAAATTGGAAAACACATCACTGTGCGGAACACGCAATCATGGAGTGGAAACTAGCCAGAATGATTGTTGATAAAGGTTACATCGACAAGTCAAAAGAACAATTAAAAAAAGGGGCGTAAGCCCCTCTCTTTATTGCGTCATCCTTTTGTCTTGCATTTGCTTATCAACTATCCTCTCTTTTGATTCAATATCTTTTTCTTTAATCATCAGATCAGCAATCTTAGCTCTCTTCTGAAACTCTTCAGTGTCCTCATCTTTAATGTTAGCTGACAAGTTTCTAATCATGTCAGTCTTAACCTTGTCCTCCATCAAAGAAGCCTCAACCATTATCTTCTGAGCATTCGCCTGTGCCTCTTGAGCATCAGCCATAGACTCTTGCGCTCTAGCTTGTAACTCAGCAGTCTGGGCTGCCAGGTACTGCAACTGAGCTTGCTGTGCTTGCATCTGCATCTCTTGAGCCTGTGGATTAGGCTGCGACATTTGCTCTAACTGAGCAACTAGCTCTTCTCTGTTTAACAGACCAGAGGTAGACACGATGCTCTTTAGAATGACAGGAACAATAGGAGACTTTGGTCCTAGTGTTTGTAACAGACCAATTAACTGCTGCTGCTCATGCTCTCTAGCTAAAGCACCAATGGAAGACATCGTAGTAAACTTGAAGTCTTTCATTGGATAGCGTTCTGGGTCAAACTGCATATACCGATACGCAACTTTCTTAACCATTGGAATGATGAAGTCATCCTGAAACGAAGCCATCGCTACCTTGTTCTTTTTAACGATGGCAGACATAGCTAACGACATTCCCATGCCGTTGTTCTGTCCTGCACCTCCTGCTGCACTCTTGACCAACTCTGCCGAGTCTAGTGTGCCTGTAGCTTGTAGCAGCATTGCTTCAAAACCTTTTGCTGTGTCATAGTTAGAAGCATCCGTACTCCCGAACTTAAACGGTTGTAAGATTTCTGCAGGGTTTCCATTAGTTAGGATGTTTTTACCAGGTCTAACTTCGAACTTCATACCTCTCGGTAATCTTGTAGCATCAATACCCATCATAGGTGCAGTAGTTAACGCCAGAGAGTCCATATGAGAGCGTAGCTGAGCATCAATAGCTTTTTGCATATTATATGCCTTCTCGACTGTTCCAACTCCGTAGAAGCGTCCTGGACGAACCTCAGGTCTATACGCAATGATAGGTCTATCTTCCATCATGTAGGGAGATCGTTCTGCCTTTAAAAGCTGAGAATCGTTAGCAATAACTACTATAGCCTCGACTAAATCAGACAATTCAGCAGCCTCATCGTCATCCGGGAACAGTTCTTCTGCTCTTTGCTCTACTTCACCTGAAGATTCTAATAAATCTCTAGGTACTAACCCATAATAACGAATAACCTTAACTTTATCGTCTCGATACTGAGTAGAATCAAGCTGTGAATCATCTAAATCGTCATTATCATAAGAAGGTTTAACATCTACGTTCCTATAAACCCCGGAAGTAATTCCTCGAACTACTTGGTGATAGCTGAGATATTCTTCTACTCCTACTCCTAAAGATTCATCTACCGAGTCAGCGTTAGGATCAATTAAAAGATTTCTAGGGTTTACAGGTTTAACTTTTACAGATATTTTTTCTCTCTCAGTAACGCCAACTTCTGAGATACCTTGTTCTGGTATATCCTGGGTAGTAGGTACTCTTTCCATTTCAGTTTTTACTAAAATTTCACCAATACCAGTACCATATATCTCGGAAAGTTTAACAATAGATGATACGTTGTTTAAATAAGCATTATTATGAGTGTCTTCTAATAAAAGACGTTGCATCTGTTCAACGTCAGCAGGGTTTTGATCTAAACCATCATCACTTACTTCAAACAGTTTTCCGGATCCAGCAAAGCCTTCCATAGTTTCCGCAACCCTGTTATCAACAGCTTGACGGGTAGCAGGACTAATGATTTTACTACGCTCACTGTCTCTTGTACGATCTTCCGCAGCCCAAACTCCATAATATATCCTTTCATATTCATCCCACTTGGTTTCATAATTAGAGTCTCTCCAGTCTCTCCACCTGTCACAGTGGTCAACCACGAAAGACACCAGCTCTTTCTCACTTTGTGTTTCAGGTGCTTCTTCTTCCATGAAATCTGTATTATAGTTCTCAGCCATTTTTATTTCCCAGGTTTGAATTTTTCTAGTGGAGTGCCTTTTTTATAATTCTTTGCATAATCTAATGCTTCATCTTCTGTCTTAAACTCTTTAAAGTTTCCTGTACGCAAAGCATGATCCACAGCGTTTTTAAAGTCTTTAAACTCGTAAAGCTCTCCAGTTTCAGGCATGTATTGGATCATAGGGAAAGCTATAGGTGTTCCATCTTCTGTTATTGTGTTTGACATTAAATGAGTAGCGTACCTCTCTTGATCCATGAACGCACCTTTTTCTGTCTTATCTATAAAAGGATAGTTTTGTGGGTTGTTTATTCTATCTATAAACTCCGGTATTCGACTCATATTGTTTCCTTAAATTGGAGAAAATAAACCACCTAAAAATTCAAAAATACTTTTGTCCTTGTTAGTTGCATATTTTGCGTCATAATCTGGAATAATGTTTCTCATATTTTTTCTTGATTGTTCTTCTACCGAATCTGGAACATACGCACTATTGTCAGGCATAAACCCAAGATATTTACCAGCGTCTTCAAGAGCATTAGCCGTATCCATAACACCTAACGGTATACCTCTAAGTGCTGATAATCCGTACTCTCCCATAGTCTTAAAAAATGGTCTATCATCTCTGCGAGCTAACGACAGATCTGTTCCTGACAACATTCCACCAGCTTCTGTTATTGCGTTTTCACTAGCGTGTGCAGGAATACCAACTAATGACGCAATCGTAGCAGCGCTTAAACCTAACTTCTTAACATCACCTCCTGCTAAGACGTAATCTCTAAACAACTTAGGATCAACGCCTCTTTTCTGGGCTTGGTCGTATATTTTGTTTGCTACTAACTCTAACTTAGACGCTCCGATAGGTGACTCAACCCCTGTTGCGTGGCTTGCTGTTCCCCACAACCTAGCCTGAGCAGGTACAGGAAGCATTCCTGCATCTTCAGCAATTCCTGAAAACCAGGGAGTCAGTGAACCTAGCTCCGAAGGAGATACCGAAGCATCGTTAACCTTATACACACCTTTTTCTTTTTTTAAATTTCTTGTGTCAGGTAATCCAACAGCCCTGGACCAGTGAGCATCCCCTACAGGAACTCTCCAAGATCCTCCTAACTCTTCAGGAAGAGCAGCCTGTATGTAGACAGGAACCTTAGGAGATTTCATGTCCACATTTCCTTCATTAGCTATGTATTTACGCATAGCAGGAGTCTGAGCAGTCGTGTGTGCCATGTGACCAGGATAATCACCCATCCCAGGTGGACGAGGTTTTTCTCCTGGTTTATCTCCTCTTTTACCACCGTACTTAACAAAGTCTTCAAAACGTCCCTGATTTTTAAGCCAGTTAGCAGCAGTTCCTCTGCTGGTTTCTGTCAGCACATCAGACATAGGACTAGACATCCCACTAAATGCGTTTAACTGCTTAAAACGCCTAGCTCCTTCTTCTTTTCCAAATAGCTTAACAAACTGATTGTACATAGGGTCCAAATTATACCAAGCATCCATCCCTTCATATATCTCAGGGTATTTTCCGCCCTCAGTGAGAATATCAGTAACTCTTTGGGTATTAGCAGGTTGCATAATAGGTTCGGCTGCCTTAGCGCCTTTTGCTCTAGGACCAGGCTGAAACACTGACTCACCACCAAGACCTCTTTCTTTAGACATCTCATAAAGCTCTCTACGATCAACACCAAACAGTTCTTTCATTGCTGGTGTTTCAGGAGCGCTTCTTTCCGAAGCAATTTTGGCTATTTTTGCAGGATCGTCATAAACTCCAGGGAACGCTTTTCTTTGAGCGCCCTTTATTGTAGATTTGTTCTTTTTGTACGCTTCAACAGCGTTCTCAAACGCTTCAACCCCTGCTTTTACAATCTTTCCTGCTGCCATTACTTCTCTCCTTTAGTATCCCGATACCCAGTCTAATGGTTCATATTCTTCATCAAAATCTTCAAAGTACGTCACTGCGTTAGCTATCTGAGCAATTAAACTTACTGAATCAACCATGTCATCGTGTACCCCGGTAGTAGGAAAATTGAGCAGCTCATCTTTAAACTCTTTAACCCAGTCACCATCACAAAGCTCTACCTGCTTATGCTCGAACCTTCCTTGTAAAGCACCTACGACTCTGTCTACCTTGCTTCTGTTACCTATCGCTATTTCTTCTATTCTTGGGTAGATGTTTTGTTTTAACATCATCTCGGTTAAGTAGGGCATAACAGCTCTCATCAAAGAACCTTTTTCTATTCCAATTACCTGAATGCCGTATAACTGGGTGTGCTTTAGGATTCTCTCGCATACCTCTTTTATATCCCACCTTCCTGCATCAACCTTGTCTACCCACCATTTATTATCATCACCTACCTTGACAATAGCTATAGACGTTTGGTCTAGGTATTTCTTTTTGTTACTTGCTTGCTTAGATACATTCTCAAAACCTGCCAAGTCAACAGCCATGTAGTAAGTACCGAAGTCTGGTTCTTCTTCTTTATCTCTTACTATTACCCAGTCTTCTTTAAATATGTCTGACTGTGGTGCTTCAAAGTTAGCCATAAACTCCTGCCTAAACGCAAACGTAGACATGGTGTTCTTTGCTACTTCAATCTCTTCCTTATCTAGTAGTGGGTTATCAAAGCTAGTAAAGTGCCAGGACTGCCAATCTTTAGTCTCTGGTTTCTTGCTCATACCCATCTTATAGATGTCATAGAAGTGGTTACGTCCCTTCGGTGTACCTATAAATATACAGTGACCCTTCAAGTCAGCTAACGCTGGTCTAAGAATCTGCTCAAACACTGTAGGTTTAATATCTGCATACTCATCGAGTACAACAAACTTTAAAGCTACACCCCGCATCGTCTCAGGTCTGTCTGCTCCTTTTAACGATATTTTAGATCCGTTAATCAACGTGAGCTGCATATTATTTACATGGCTGCTCGCTATTACCGGGTTTCCCAGCTCTAACAGTTGCTGCCACATGATGTCTCTAGCCTGTTGCTGCGTAGGTGCTATATACCACACATGACCCTTATCAGCCTCTAATCCCTTAACAAGAAGCTGCCAGGCTGCCAGCATACTTTTACCTGTCCTACGACCAGCAGCTATAACCTTAAACCTAGCCTTATCTGACCAAACGTCCTTCTGCCAGGGAAGCAGACTAATTTTCAGGTCTGACATCTACGGTCTCGTATTCAATATCTTGTGGTTCATCTATAACTTCAGCTTGTTTGTCACCTACCATTGATATCTGAATGTTAACGCTGCCCCTGCCAGCGTCTTTACCCTTGTCAAAGTAAGACATCGGCAGCACTCGATCAATACACATCTTCAAGCAAGCAACCTGATCTTTGTCATCATTATCAAGAGCTTTGGTGATGATCGTATTAATCACAGTCTCACCGCTAGTAGCTAATAGCCTAGCATGAAACTCTTTTATCCTAGCAGCCTCGCCTGGTGGTCTTCCGACAACACTTCTTTTCTTTTTAGCCTCAACCTCAGTCTTTCTCGGTCTACCGCGACCCCTTTTTTTAGGGACATTATCCTTATCAGACAAAGTTTATCCTCTAATTAGATATCTATGTAGGTTTAGAGGGTCAATGACGGTAATCATTGTTCATAATTCCTCTTAGGCTACATAAAGGAGGTATCCTAGCATATTTTACTTATTCTTGTATGCTTTTTTTTTGTAGGGTACTTATTCTCCTTAGTTCTAAATGAGCTTATCAGTTCTTAACGTCCGTTAACGTCCCTTAGCGGTTCTTAGCGGTCCTTATTCGTACCCATACCTAGAACATTATCCTTTATTTTCACTTTTTTTGTGTCTGTTAGGGTATTAAAAATAAATTACGCGCAGGAACTGTACACCCCCCCAGATCGTGACTGGGAAAC